ATCGCAACGCGGACAAAATCATGGAACTTTATAAAAACCGGTTAAACCAATATAGATTAAACCTTCAGAATTATGCTATAGAACTCAAGAGGCGCAAAAACCTGTCGCTTCCAGCAAATAACCTGGTGAGACCTCCCCGTCCTCTTTTTATTGACGCTATTCGCAATTATTCTGTACTCCCACTCCCCAAACCTCGCAAGACGATGAACAATATAAATCTGAACGTCGGGAACTTATTTAAACAGACGGGTCGTCGTAATAACAATGGCTAAAAGTTGGCTCTTCATCGGCCCTCGACTCCTGGCGGGAATCGGCCAAGTGACGAACCGTTACGCGGAGCTCCTTCGGGCCCAGGGTCACGACGCCGAGTACGTGGAGTTTGGTCAGACTCCTAAAAAGACCCGGTACGACAAGGGCTTTGCGTTCGTCCTTCCTACCGATGAGCACATCACCATGGTTGACCAATACGCAGCGCTGTGCGACTCAATCATGTACATGACCATCTGTGAGACCGAACCAGTCAATCCCGCCTATGGAAAGTTGGCCAAGTACGGCACCTTGTATGTGGCTTCAGAGTTTTGTAAGGAGGTTTTTGAGAAGCAATTTCCGGATGTAAATTGGAAGGTCCTTCACCTCTACGCCGAAGGAACGCCCAAGATTCCCACGCCTCTTTCCGGTCCGTACATCTTCTACACGATCGGTAACATCATGGACCCGCGCAAAAATATCCGCGGCCTCCTCGACGCCTATTTGCGTTGTCAATTCGGCAGCTTGGCCCACCTGGTTCTCAAGGCGACGTGTCTTCAGGATGTGAATTGGCGGGTTCCTGGTGTGACGGTCATCAACGGCCTCTTGAGTGATGCGGACCTCGAAAAGGTTCATGACCAGGGTCACTGTTATATCAATTGCTCGCACTCCGAGGGCGTCGGAATGGGGGCGGTTGAGGCGGCTCTCCGTGACAAGCCCGTGATCATCACGGACTTTGGAGGCCTGAAGGAGTACGTGAAGACTCCGTGGGTCGTGCCTTGTGCAAAGGGGCCTATTGGGTTTAACGATTTTCTGTTTACGGCTGACCAGAACTGGGGGTTTCCGTCGGGTCAAAAGCTCCAAAAATACATGTGGGACTGCTTCGAAAAGAAGGTGACCACATGGGACCATTCACACACACGGGAGCTTATGCAGAACCTGCAATGTTGCCCGGAGTTCCAGCAGTGACGACCATTCCCTTGGGTGCCATAGCCTTGATGGCGTTGGCGGCGTTCTTCAGCGCCTTGATGATCTGAGCCTTCTTCACGGCGTTGGCCGCCGCGTTCAGGTTCTTTGACACGTTATTGAGACCCAGAGTCCGGGCCTGGTTGGCCGCCGCCTTGAACTGGTTATTGGCCGTCATGGCGCTGTTGGCCGCGGCGTTGGCCATCCGGGCGGCGTTACCCGCGTTACCCATGGCCGCCTGATTGGCGGCTGCCACCATCTGGTTGTTAGCCTTGACCGTGTTATTCACAGCCGCAGTGACGTTGCGATTCATTTATAAAATCCAAATATTAAAATTTAGGACTTGACGGGCCCGTGGATGCACCTTCCGCCGCTGAAGCAACCCAGTAGTGCGAACCGTACACCACGAGCGCAGTCACGATCGAGCTGGAGAGTAGGAAACTCTTGGTGGAATTTAGGTAAAGGACGGTGTCGTCCAGAACCTTGATGCCTGTGGGTTTCTTTATCAGACGAGGGACGATATAGACGAGCAGAAAGTTGATGACCAGAGCGGCCCAGACGTAGTTCCAGTTGAACTCCTCCATATTACACTAGGCTCACATTTTTTCCGCCACGCTGTGCTTCTTGCAGAACTCCCCACAGGTCGCCTTGAACCCGCACCGCCTTCCCTCCAGCGTCAGTGCCTTGCAGCGGAGCGCGTCGTGCAGCACCGGCTTGGGTCCCTTGACCTTCCCCTTGTTCACCGCCACCGCCTCGCACGGCTTGGGGGGGTCGGTGGTCACCAGGGTCTTGTGCCGTTTGGCCTCGAGCTCGAGTGCGTGTTCCCGGGACCGCAGGAGAGTGTCGGCCAGTTTCTCGGGCAGAGGGTGACCCTTGGCCACCGCGTCAGTGTAGAACTGTTGCCAGAGGGGGCCACCCTTGCCCTTGGGGGGTTGGGCGAGTGGCTTTGCTGCGTTGCAGACGGGGCCTGGGGCCGTCGCTGCGCGGGCCCGACCCTCGGCCGGCGAGGCGACGGGGACGCGCCACTGGCTGTGGGTGGGGCGGAGCTTCTGGAGGTCCATGGTTTGTTTTTGGGTGAAAGGACTAGTGAGGCTGGAAACCCTGACTTGGTCAGGACACGTTTTTTTTCACTCGCGCCGACGGACCTGACACATACCTACATTCACCAGTGCCCTTTTGAAAGCGTTAATCTCACCTCTGCTCCATGCCGGGGCGCCATGAAATGCCTTTAGAAATGTAGTACCTTTCATTGACCCCCATTTTAATTGACCTCGCTTCGGGCGAAAAGCTGGGCCAACGCACATGCATACCTCACTCTTGTGATGATGTTCACATTCGCGAATCTTAATATGTTGAGACCAAATTATTTTGGGTTCATTATCGCTCCACTCGTGGTAATTATTCACCCAAGGCCAGTCTCCATAATCATATAGACGAAATCTCAAAGACTTGTATGGAGGCTGACTCTCATCTGGATATCTCCCTTCGATTTTACCAGGCCAATTAGTCATTATGATACCTCCTTCTGTGATCAACTCCGGGGCGAAATCATAGTTCGGTCCAAATTCCAAACGCAAAAAACCAATCAGATTGACAATGGTATGTGTTGTGATGACGTCATCGCATTTCAACTTTGGGCCATCGGTACATGTAGCGATTCTGAACCCAAGCCGCCCCATATGACCCTGTGGCTCCATTTATACATTCATAAGGAGACAACTTTATCTGTGTTTTTTTTCGCCCTATGTAGTAGGACCATGAGTAACAATGGTTGTGGCCAATTAGGCGCCATCCAAACTCGTGGGACCTGTTGGTTCTATTCTATCCTCAACGGCTTCATCTTGTCTGAAGATGGTCAGAAAATCCTGTACAACAAGTTGAAGAGTTTTTATAAGAAACTCAAACCGGCCGAGAAGGCCTATTTTGATGATGTGTTCAATGCCCCGTGCCCCATGAAGAACCTGACAAAGACGAAAGAAATTTACTTTTGGAAATTCATTGACCAGTATCTATGCTTTATGAGTGGCCCACGTGAAGCGTCGCTCATGGCGGGGAAGTCGGCGTCGCTTCTCGGTGGTTTGAGCCTCCAGGGCACCATCGCCAAGGAACACAAGGGAGGAAAAGGAGCTTTTCCGCAGGTTGAAATAGAGAAGATTCTAGACCATGTAGGTTTCAAGGGGGATTACTACGTCAAGTATGCATCTGACTCACCCAAATTTTACGCGCTCCGCAAACCCCAGTTCGTAGTGGTCATGAAGAACAAGAATTACAAGAAGGAATACATGTCTAGAATTCCCGCGGAACTTATGGCCGACCCCAAGTACGAACTTATGTGCGCATCTCTCGTCATCGCCAACACCGAAGCGAATAACACCGAGCAGCACAAATGGCACGCCATCGCCGGTTTCAAGTGTAACGGCAAGGGCTACATTTACGACTCAAATCAACTCAAAGTTTTCAAGTGCGATTGGTGGAACCGCGACGATTTTATAAACGTGGCCGACACCGAAGTCGCCAAGCACTATTCATTTTTCAAGGGCGGGCAGATTAACGTGCACACATACGCATTCGCCATCTTCGCCCGCAAGGCTTTCACGAAGGATATAGGACCCGCGTGTCTCATGAAGTACAAGACCAAGACACCAGAAGGATATAACTTGGCGTCACCTAATTTGGGTCAAAGAATAAACAATATGGCCTGGCTCAAACCGGCTCAACGCGCGGCCCTCAAGCGCAAATGGGCTCGGACCGAGCACAGGGCCGCCCCTGTATTCATGACCCAGAACACTTTCAATTCTATATTGGCAGGTGCTAAAAACGAGTCTGATGCCTTTCAGCAAGTAAGCAATCTTGTAAAGGCAGGTTATAAATATAACTTTGCAAACTATAAAAGTTTTAGAAGAAAATTGGAGGTTAAATTTTCAAACAAGAAGGCGGCGCCTGCACCGAGCCCGAAGCGTACGTACACGTTCGCAGAGGCCAAGGCGCGCCTGAACCAGTTTACGACGAGTGGGAAGGTTGTGCGTACGCATCAGTATTCTCTCGTATGGAAGGGCATCCCTATGGCTCAACGCAAGGTTCTCATGCATTGGCGCAACACTGGAAACTGGCTCGCGAACAACGCGTTTGAGGAAAAGGCCAAACCGCCCATCAAGCGCAAAGCGCCCAAGCCCAAGACGCCAAGCCCTTCACCCAGGACCAAACACGTCAATCAGGTCCGCTCAAACTTCAATAAGTACTGGTCAGGGCTCACCTCCAATAACCGTCAAGTCGTCCGTAACTACATCGCGGCATACAAGAGCCCGGTCCCCAGTCCGGCCCGAGTCTCCCTTGCGAACGCCAAACGCAACGTGAACGCGCTCAAGACGGCCAAGGCGCGGAAGGAATACAAACGCGCACGGGCAGTCAACATGGGAGCGCCGAACTGGAAGGAGCTCAGCCGGTACATCGCGACCAAAAACGCCGCGGCCCGAAACGCCCGAGCGGCCAAGAAATCTGTTGCTAAAAAGTAAGATGTCACCTCCTAGAAAATCTTCTTCAGGATTGAATTTCAGAACATGGATGCGCGCCAATGCGGTCCGGGCTCTCCGCAACTACAAGAAGCGCACGAGCCCATCGTCAGGGAGCCACCGCTCCCCAAAGACCTCAGCGTCCCTCATGCGCCTCCGCAATCGGGCGTATCGTGCCGTAGCCGCGTCCAAACAGTACAATGAGTCTGTTTATGCTCGTAACGTTGCCCGCGTCAAGAAGATGATGAAGGAGATTGCCAACTACGAAGCCCGACGGAGCCATAAGCTCGTGCGTCAGCCCAGTGGTTCGTACTCACTCGCCAGACGCACTTAAAAATTTTAGTCTTAAATTAGTAAATGCAAATCTTCGTAAAAACCCTTACCGGTAAGACTATTACCCTCGAGGTTGAAGCGAACGATTCTATCGCAAATATCAAGTCAAAAATCTCCGACAAAGAAGGCATCCCTCCGGACCAACAGCGTCTCATTTTCGCTGGAAAGCAGTTGGAGGATGACAGAACCATGGCCGACTACAACATTCAGAAGGAGTCGACCCTCCACTTGGTACTGAGACTGCGTGGAGGAACTTGTTAAAAATTAATATCCATTCATATTACTAATGGCTTTCCGTATCCAGGACCCAATTTCCGGTCTGTTTTGGAAAGTTTCCGGTGAGCGCATCGTCCTCGCAGAGACGGCCGACGAGTTCACCGAGGGCCCAGACGGTCTCGTCAACGTTTTCACTGCAGGAAACTATGTGTATTATCTGCCGAGACCATCTGAATGGAAATTCACCACCGAAGGTTTTCTGACTTTTGACGGGACCCACTTTATCAGTGCCGACGACCACCAGAAGTGCCCAGTGCTTTCCACGACGCCTTCTGTGTGGGTGAAGGTTGGCGACGTTCCAGAGCCCGAGCCGGAGGTTCCAGAGCCCGAGCCGGAGGCCGACGAGGAAGCTTAAAAAGGACACCAATATATTAAATAATGCTTCCCGAGATAGATCACTATGTGGAAGATGGTATAGCCTATACGAAAGTCAACGGTACGCGTGGTACTTTAAACTATTTTGATGCTCAGACGATCATCAGCCACGCTAAACAACTTCCACAAAATGCCAAGTACCTAGAGACTGGCTCTTACTTGGGGTGTTCAGCACTTCTGGTTTCTCTACACTCTGATGCGACTGTTTGGGCCCATGACATATGGGTAACAGATTGGTCGGAACTCAAGGGGTGTCCACCTCCCGAAGTAAAAGACTATTTTTACGAGTTTTATAGTGCCGTAAAGAAAAACAACCTTGTGAACAGAGTTATTCCGGTGCGCGGAAACTCGGTTTATACCGTGGGTATTCACGACGATGATAGTATCGATCTGGCTTTCGTTGACGGTGATCACTCTCATGAGGGTTGCTTGGCGGACCTAAGAGCCGTTTGGCCCAAGATGAAAAAGGGAGCTACAATTTTGGTTCATGATTGTATTCAAAACTCCGAACCACTCGCCGCAGTCAAGGCGTTTGCTCAAGAAAAGAACGTCCCGTTCGAAACTGTCCCAGGTACTTGGGGTATGGTTCGAATAATTTCTCAGTAAAAAACAGATATGAACGTTCCACCATCCAAGTGGGGCCCTCATTTTTGGATGACGCTTCACGTGGCGTGTCTAGGGTGCCAGGACTACAAGGCTCTTGCCGAATTCGTAGAGGGTTACGTGTACATCATCCCGTGCCTGTCGTGCCGTCAGCACTTTGAGCAGGTACTCGTTGAAAACCCAGTTCCAGAGACGGGCGACTTTTTCAAGTGGTCAGTGGACGTTCACAACATAGTGAACAAGCGTCTTGGTAAGCCAGAGGTTTCGTACGAGGATGCACTGGCTCATGTGGTCGGGGTATCTTCCAGTCCCCGCCCTCAATTCGATCCCAAAATTGCCCTCATCTTCGTACTCGTGATTATCATCCTCGTGCTCATTTTTAATCGTAAATAAACGTAAGACGTCATGGCCGGTGGTATCTTTCCAGGACGTCCATTTTCATTCAACTTAAAGTGCGTCGTTTTTACATTGCTTCTTGCAGCGGGTTATTGGTTCGCCCCACACAAGAATCTCTGGGTCCTCGCGTTCCTGCTTTGGTTCCCTTACATCGCCCTGGCATGGTATGATTACGCTTACGCATGCCGTGACAAGCTCGACCCGACCATCGTGCCCTTTGGTCGGATGTTCTGGCTGCCCTTTAAGCCCCAGGGTTACAAGGATGAGTTCCATAAGATGGCTGATGAGCAAATTCAGCTTATGAATAGCGTGGATCATCTGGTTGGGTGGACTATTGTGGCTGGTGCTGTGGCATGGTACCTCTTCAAGATGCGCAAGTGACCTAAAGGCAACAGACCCTATTAAGTTAGCAAATTATGAGCTATGAACGTCTCACACACGTTGAGCATATCCTCAAACGACCCGACACTTATGTCGGGTCCCTCCCTCCCGAATCCGGACAGTACTGGATTCGAGACGGGGAGCGTTTCAAGCTTTCTGAGCTTTCTGTTTCACCTGGCTTGGTGAAAATCTTCGATGAGGTCTTGGTCAACGCCATAGACCAGTGGTCCCTGCATCCCAAGAAGGTGAAAAGCATTAAGGTGAGCGTAGTGGCTGATGGCACAATTTCAGTTGAGAATTTTGGAGTGTGCGTCCCCATCAAGAAACACGAGACGGAAAAGGGATCAGACGGAAAGCCTCTCTGGATTCCCGAGCTCATCTTCGGTCACCTTTTGACCAGTTCCAACTACAATGACGATGAGCAACGGGTGACCGGTGGTCGCAACGGCTACGGCGCCAAGTTGGCCAACGTTTTCAGTTCTAAATTTTGGATCGTAATCAGTGACGGGAAGAAAGTCTACCGCCAGATGTGGTACGACAACATGAGTCGACACGATCCACCCATTATCGAAACCAAGGTCGCGCCCATCGGTGTTCTTGTTGGCTTTGTTCCAGACTGGCCGCGATTCGGTGGTCCTGGAAACTTTCGTGCGGTGGCTGAAAAGCGCACTTGGGACGCAGCCATGTGGTGCGCCAAGTGTCAAGTGAGCTTCAACGGTCAGCGTCTCGAGGTGCCGAGCCTCGAGGAGTATGCTCAGATGCATGTGGGTGATGTGCCCTTGGCCCGGATGCACACGGAAAGCGCCCGAGGCGCGTCGGAGCAGAGCTCCTCGCTCGACATCATCGTGGCTCATTCCACCTCTGGAGCGTTCCAGCAGTGCTCGTGGGTCAACGGCATCGCCACAACCAAGGGCGGCAGCCACGTCGACAAGGTTACCAAGGCTCTGTGCGACGCCATCGCGACCGACAAGCGCGTGACGGTCAAGCCGGCTCAGATCAAGGCGGCACTTTTCGTTTTTGTGCGAGCCGTGGTGGTGAACCCGACCTTCAGCAGCCAGACCAAGGCTGAGTGTACTTCAAAAATTACAGATGCCATTGATTTGAAACCAAAATTCGTCAAGGACGTCCTGGCTTCGGGCGTCATGGATGACCTTCTCGCTCTCGGCCTCGCAAAGGTTGACAAAGAGCTCAAGAAGACAGACGGGTCCAAAAAGTCGCGCATTACGGGCATCCCCAAGCTCGACGATGCCAACTGGGCTGGCACTCACCGGTCGCATGAGTGTACGCTTATCGTGACCGAGGGAGACTCTGCGAAGGCTCTTGCCATTGCCGGGCTGAGCGTTGTAGGCCGAAACGCTTACGGCGTGTTTCCACTCAGGGGTAAGCCGCGCAATGTTCGGGATGCTACGGTAAAGCAGGTAACTGAAAACGAGGAATTCAGTAACCTGAAGAAGATCCTCGGGCTCCAGCATGGCAAGGTCTATAATTCTGTGAGAGAATTGCGGTACGGCCGTTTGATGATCATGACGGACGCAGACCTCGACGGTTCTCACATCAAGGGCCTTGTGCTCAACATGTTCCACGTGTACTGGCCCAAACTCATCGAACTCGGCTTCGTGGTCAGCATGGTCACGCCCGTCATCAAGGCGGCCAAGGTGTGGTACTTCACAGAGGAGGAGTTCAGGGCTGCACAGGAGGCTGGGCGGATAGTTTCCTCCGGAAACGTCAAGTACTACAAGGGTCTGGGCACCTCTACGAGCGCCGAGGCCAAAGAGTACTTCCAGAAGATTGAGAAGCTCACGGTCGCCTTCAATTCCGACCCAAACATGAACGAGTCCATGTGCCTTGCGTTTTCCAAAGCCCAAGCTGACGACCGCAAGAACTGGCTCACGCGGCACATGGCTAGCCCACCACCGGGTATCCCTTACGGCCACGTCAAGGCCCTGCCCATCACTGAATTTGTCCACCGTGACCTCGCCAACTTTAGCGCCGAGGACATCAAGCGCTCGATTCCCCATGTGGTGGATGGGCTCAAGCCGAGTCAGCGCAAAGTGATTTACGCATGTCTCAAGAAGAACCTCATGGCGGACATGAAGGTGGCTCAGTTGGCCGGGTACATTGCAGAGCAGACGGCGTACCATCACGGTGAGGCGAGTCTGCAGGGCACGATTGTGAATTTGGCTCAGAATTTCGTGGGTGCCAATAACCTCAACCTCCTCGAGCCCTCTGGGCAGTTTGGAACGCGTCTGGCGGGTGGCAAGGATGCGGCTAGCTCCCGTTACATCTTCACGCGTCTGAGTCCTCTGACGAAACGGATCTTCGACCCGGCGGACGGACCCGTCCTCAAGCACCTGACGGACGACGGTCAGCAGGTTGAGCCCGAGTTTTACGCGCCCGTCGTGCCCATGATCCTGGTGAACGGGGCGGAGGGTATTGGCACCGGCTTCAGTTGCTACGTCCCTCCGTACGATCTGGATGTTATCAAGCACAATATCCAGTGCGCTCTTGACCAGGTGGCGATGGCCCCGATGGTGCCGCACTTCAAGGGCTTCAAGGGTAAGGTGACCAAGACGAAGGACCATACATGGGTCCTCGAGGGTATTGCGACCCAGGAGGGGAGCCAGATTCACGTGACGGAACTACCTCCAGGAAAGTGGATCCAGGACTTCAAGGAGCACTTGGATGACATGCTCGAGAAGGGCACTATCCAGAAGTTCGAGAATCACTCCACCGAGACAACCCCCGACTTCCGCATCTGGGGAGGGTCCATCAGCGACCTCGGCCTCACCAAGACGATCCACACGAGTAACATGTATCTGATCGGTCCAAATGGAGCGGTCAAAAAGTACAACAGCCCCGAGGAGATTCTCGTGGACTACCTAGAGGTCCGCATCGCCATCTACAAGAAACGCAAGGCCTGGCAGCTCAAGCAATTGGATTCTGAAATTGAGTGGCTCTCAGAGAAGGCCCGTTTCATCAGAGACGTGGCTGTGACTCCGCGGATCCACGTGTTCAACGTGCCCTTGGCTCAGATCCACCACCAGCTCGAACGTGAAAAGTACGCCGAGACTTTGTGGCCGAAGCTCCTAGACATCAAGACGTATCAGTACACGAAGGAGGAGGTGACCAAGCTCGAGGCTCTCTGCGCCGCCAAGCGTCAAGAGCGTGACAACCTGAAGGCGACGAGTGTGGTACAGATGTGGAAAAATAACCTCCGTGAAATCTAGAGATGGCCAAACAGGCCTTTGATAACGTGCTTGAGCTTGAGCGCAAGGCTCAAGCACCTGTACTAGATTTCTTTAAGAAGAAGGTCCCTGAAGCTTTTGAAAAGGTGCTTGACTTTGAACGTCGAATTCAAAAAGATGCAATCAACTATTTCAAGCAAAAGGTTCCCGAGATCCCAGTACAACCCCCCGCTGTATCTCCGGCTCCGGCTCCGGCTCCGGCTCCGGCTCCGGCTCCCGTGGACACGCCGGTTCTGAACCCTATTGAAATAAACGGCTTTTACGTATTGTCAGGGAACAACTACGTAACTTTTTACGCTACTACACTCAACCAGAATAGACAGTACATAAAGGAGGGTTGGACGGCTTCTGGTGTAACCGGCCTAAGTGGCCAACTCGCGGTTCTGAGTGAAGGAGCCGATTTTAACATTGACCTCGGAGGGCGTTCAGCTCCAATTTCGGATCACAATTCCGAGTCGTATATCTGGTCGTTTCGGATCCAGTCCGATACCGAACAGGCGGTCGCCCCTTACCAGGCTGTTACGGGGGCCGTTCTTTATCCACCTGGCCAGATTGAATATACTGCTATGAAGCGTCAGTCGACGATTACTGGAAATTACGCCGTCTCTCAGAACGTTCTACAATTTAATTTTACGGAAGCGGCTCCAGATGGATTTGCACCCGGGTGGACCGTTGAGAACCTCAAGGGCTACGACAAGGTTAAGTTTAGGGTTGTGTCCTATACAGACGAGTCTCATTATGTGACCAGGCCACGGACGTTTTCAAATGGTAAATTTATAGGAGGGGATACGGTTCTCCAGGTGAATAGTTTCGCTATATTAGCACCTCTAGATCCTAGCATCACACCTGAAAACACTTTGGTGCCCGTCAACACGACCGGTCTCGCCAAAGAGCCCGGTTTCATGAGCACATTCGTTCCCGCCAAGTTTACAAACTTTGAGACTTCGGCGACTCAGAAATTCAACATCGAAATTAGTGAGAGCATCCGGGGTGGCGCCTCCAAGTTTCAGCTCCGGGACTTGAACACCGGGTTCAAGTGTGAAGACCCTGAATTAGGACCCTTTGAGGACATCAAAGGACGTGGATTCAGCTCGGGTTCCGTCTTGGCGCTCAACGCCATAGGCCCACAGGAGGAGCACTTGCTTCTTCAAGACTTTTCCAAATCTCAGTGGAGCCCAGAGTTTAAGCGGTACACAAATTCGGTGATGTACCAACGCGTCATTCCTTTTCCACCACCCAACCCCTCCTACCAAGGCAAGGTGATTCAGCTAGAGCTTCTACCGACCGAGTTGGGTCACCTCCTGTCCAACATGTACCTCAAGGTGACGATGCCAGCACTTCCAGCAGGCTCTCAGTACTCGGCACAATTGGGACGAGCCCTGATAAAGCAGGTGGATTTACTCGTGAACGAGACGGTTATCGAGACCCTCTACGACGACTGGTACATCATTCGCGACCAGATATTCTTGGATGCCGACGAGCAAACCGGTATGTTCCAAGCCGTCGGTGGTTCCAATATCAACTCACAGGTCACGACAGACTACATCATCCCCCTCGAGTTTTTCTTTTGCCGGCGCAAGTCCCATAACGACCAGGATGACGAGCGCCTACGCCGGCCTTACTTTCCTTTGTGTGCCATGTGGAACCAGCGCCTGTACGTGCGATTCACCTTTCAACCAAATACCTGGTGGTGTAACGTCGCAGTGCCTCACACAACTGACTTGGTCTTGCCCAAGCTCGTGACTGAAGAAATTTTACTCGAAAATGCAGAAAAGCTTTACTATACCAACACACCACTCAAGTACATCGTGAACCGCGTCAAGAAAGAGTCAACCCTGACCTTTTCGGCCGGAAATCCACAGCTCCAGCTCACAGCCTCATTCCCTGTCCAGACCCTCGCGTGGTTCTTCAGGAACAAAAACTACGAAGACGTCACGACCGGTCTTTATTCAGACTCGCGATATAACTACGGGTACACGACCCAATACATCCAGACGGGCGTCCAGCTCAACTTTCCTTCGGGTGTGTCCAACTACGTGGACGTGATCGACACCGCCAAGATTACTCTCAACAACGTAGACATTCTGAGCACGTTCCAAGGGTCGCTGTACTACACGTTCAAGCAGCCTTTGGAGCATGGACTTTCCATACCTTCAAAGAGTATTTATAGTTATTCGTTCGGTCTCACACCCAAAGAATACAATCAGGGCGGCTACCTAAACTTTTCTAAATTGAATTCACAGACGACAACCCTGACCCTGGTTTTCAACCCGAGCTACGCGTCCCAAATTACACAGGGATACAATTTGTATATGTTTTACTATGGTTACACGCTTCTGGAGTTTCAGGGCGGGTTTGCTCGTCTTCCTTATGTTTAATAGGCGCCTTCTCCAGATACTCGATGATGCCGTTCTGGATACACCACTTCAGAAAGTTGAGCTGGGCACACGTCGTCGTAAAGCCTTGAAATTCTACACGCTCCGTCCGGCAAAACGGGTCAAAGAGCTTCTTGCTGTACCCGTCCAGACTCGACTTGTAGGCCACGTGGACCGTGAACATCTTCACAGTGGGGGTGGTGTATGTCACGTGGTTCGCCTTGGCATAGTTGGTCACGAACCACTCGAGTTTGCGAAGGGATATACCCTTGCGGTGTCCCAGAATATCGTGAAGCTTTTCGCGATTCTCTGGTGCATCAAAAAATTTAGAGAGGCTGGCCAGAAGAATTTCCGACTTGCTCATTGACATAAATGAGTTTCTAGACCTTATCTATAAATTAGCGTCTTCTAAATCTAGATAAAAATCCTGGAGTGGTAGTGGGTTTATTAACAGGTAGACTACGAGCGACCTCTCTACCTATAAAAGTTTTAGTATTGGAACCATTTCTGACATATTTTCCATTTACTCTTATATTAGTAACGTTCGCAATTCCATTAGATGCTGAACTCTTATTGATAGTGGCATACATTGGTGGTAGTATGACTTCTTGTTCTTTCAAACCACCTATAGTACGGTTCCAAGTCGATGCATTACCAACCTTTACGTTCTTTAATAATCTAGTTGGCATTCGCAATATGACGGGTTTATTGTTGGTGCCCCCAACTGAAAACTTTCGTGCTACATTTGGACTCAAAGACCATGATGTCATTCCCATTCTGGTATTTATATTGTTAAAAGTAAAATTCGTCTTATTAAGTTTTTTACTTCTGTACCCGCGATAGATGTAATTATATTTGTTCAGTTTTGGCATATAATTAAACTGTGTAGTTAAGCGTCTAGTCGCGTTGTATACGTTATTAACACGCCTTTTCGATGTGTTATTATTTGGTCCTAACACGCCTCTACTCGCGAGAGACATATTTCTAACATTTCTACCTTCGAAGTTGCGTATCCATCTAAGTACCGATGGATCATATGTAGTGCGAAAATATTCACGGAGATTTCCCATTATAAAAAATGAATATTATATTTCCCAAGGCGCCTTGACTCGTTCCACAAGTTTGGGCTGAGGCTTGGGAACCTGAGACTGGTGAAAACCACAGTAGCCGTTTTCGAGCGGTTGCTTCAGACATCGTTTCTTGCTTTTGAGAATTCCTTTACAAAAAACACACTCTATAGCTGACGTGTCTTTTATGAGCTGCTCTAGTGGCAACTGGTATGTCTTGGCTACGAAATTGAGCACGACGGACATTCTGAGTCCGACTCGGCGAGAAACTTCTTCTTCAATCAGTTGAAGAATCTGTTGCTCCATAGCGTTCCAGCGTCGCACAGGTTTATGTAGCCTTTTTAGAAAACATCGCCAGAAACGCCTTGCGGGCTTCCACCTCCGTTGAGCTCTCCGTCTTGGCCATGAATTTCTTGTCAAAAATGAGGTCGGCACTTACAAGAGGTTCGAGCAGGTCCTGTACTGGCTTTTTGAACTGGTTCGTGAAGTAGTACTGATAGTCGAGCGGTACGTTCTTCTCCTTGACCCATACCGGGTCCTCGGCCTTTTCGTACATCTTTCCATCACCCTTGACAATCACAAACGCCACACGGTCTCCTTGTTGCGGCTCTGAGCCTGGCGCGCGGGCCCTAATCTTGTCACGTACGGCAACATGAGGCGTCGGCACCTTGTACTCTGCCGCAAGCTGCTTACTCATCAGCAGCTTTTCTATAGGCACCTTTCCTTGTATGAGGTCACGAGCCGCCTCTCGTGCTGCCAAAATAACCGGATTCGGATCACTTGACTCGAGGACCATGGAAAGGAGCTTCTTGAGCGTCTCCCGTACGTACGGGCAGCTGTCGCGCCTGACCACCTGAAGACCCTTGACGTCAATCTTTTTGAACACAACAGCATCACCCTTCTTCTCGTACATCTTAGCCGCATAACGCTTCTTGCTGTACAAAAAGTACGGACAGTAAACCTTCTCAAGTTCCAAATCGTTTGGAGCCTTGAAGAGTTTCGTACACTGTTCTGCCGCCAACTCTCCTTGAGCCCACGAGTAGTCAATAGCCTCTTGGCCCTTGCGCCCCTGAACATCAAACTCAACCATCACAGAGTCCGTATCCCCGTACCGGACTTTAGCACCCTGGAAGTTCTTTTCCACGTAATTCTTCGTCTCCTCAATCATCTGCCGTCCACGCATCGTAACGGTTGATGCGATTGCGACACACGGAAGCATACCTTTCGAAGCACCCGTGAACCCGTAGATGCTGTTCATGCTAATCTTGTAAGCCAATTGCTGGCCGTTGTACACCGCCTCCATAGGCGTCCCTTCTGCCGCCGCCATCAGCTTCTTGGCCTTTTTGCGATACGCTTTGAGGTCCGTCAAGATGACGGGCAAGAGCGAATCCACTCCCTGTGCAAACCTATAAGGCCCGAACTGTTCGTACGTGACGCCAGGTAAGTTGTCGTACCGGTCATGCATCACGAGCGTCGAATAGCACAGGTTATGGGCACACATGATACTCGGGTACAGTGACGCAAAGTCCAGTGCCGTGATTGGCCCATAGTACGCACCTGTCTGCGCCTCAAGAACCGTCGCGCCTTCGTACTTGCCTTCGTCCGGACTGTTTACTCTTCTGAACGTGGGAATCACAAAGTTGAGTTCCCTCGCCTTTTTGGCCATTTGTGAAAACACCTTGATTTGCTGACCGCGTTCGCTTAGGAAAGAAAGCGGAACCCAGCACGCCTTGGCCATCTCCACGAGATTCTGAATCTGGCACACCTTTGCCATAATTGCGTGTGGTAGCTCCGTATCCTTGATACAGTACTGAGCGACTTCTGCAAGAAGTCCCGGGTCACCCTCCTTGTACCGGCTGAAAATCTCTTTGACCGGCATGTCATTCTTCTGATCTTTCAGAAAGTGCTTGGATACGTTGTTCAGTGAGTAGCTCTCAAGCTTGTGCTCGCGCTTGATGTCCTGAAACAAGTCAAAGACGTACCGGCCTTTCATAGGCACCATCTTGAGCTCGTTGTTCCCGAGCGCACTCGAACTCAGGTTCTTTTCGACCAGGGTCGCCACGTCACCTCGGATCCGGCCCCACACGGGGCTTAGACCGCAGTGAATCGTTGCTCGTATGATGAGAAACTCCAAGTCGAATCCGAAGATGTTCCAGCCCGTGATGATGTCAGGATCCGTCTTGATGAGGTACTTTTCGAACGCCTCCAAGAGTTCCTTTTCGGTATTGAAACACTCCACATCAGGTCCTGCCGTTTCTTTGAGGCACAAGCACTTTCTGTCCAGATACCCGTCTTGCCCGAACGCCTTGGTCGTCATACCAATCTGGAACACCACGTCGCGTGGATTTTTGGGATCAGGGAAAGCTCCCGTACTCGAGTAACACTCAATGTCGAACGACATGATTCTCAGAGGTGCCAGACCGTCTCGGTCAAGAGGGGTCACGAATCGCCAGTTGGGCGCCCAGAGGTTCACCTCACACGTAGACTCGGCGTCGGGTTCACAGAGTCCAGGGTCGATCCAGCCGGTCGACGTGCAGCCAGACACGTGCATGAAACGCAGGACGGGATCGATATTTGATTCGTACATCCGACACCCCGTGAGTTCAGGATGTTTGTTGTTTTCCACACAGTACGCAAAGCTTCTGAGCGCACGGTGCGTCTTGAACTCGACCCGGTAAAAGCGCGAAAGCTCACCGTTTTGGAACCCCCACAAGTCCTTGCCTCTGTGAACCTCACAGGACACGAGGCCACGCCAAAACGTGCTCTTGATAAAATCCTTTACATTCTTCTCCGTCTTGACGAAACAGTACGGATTAAACTTCGTCCCGAGGGAGACGGACCTGCCATCCTCGGCACGACCAAAAATTCTGATCGTAAATTGATCGTCCTGATCCTGGCCGTCCCATGCGACAGCCTGGAACTGTACCATTGTCTTTTTAGGGCCGCACGTTTCTAAGTGCGGCACCAATTAAAATGCCTATTGTGTTCCATAAAATGTCCAATGGGTTCATGACCCCGACGCCATCTTCAAGCAGTTCCCATATGAGTCCCATGGTCCAAAGTAAGAGGCGTCGCTCAGGGAAAAGGTATGAACCCAGAGCAAAATAAAGAATGTGCGAAAGGTTCCAGAATGTAAAAACGCGTGGCCCGTATTGGCGCCCTTCATCAGATATATCCCGTGTTAGAAAAAGAACCAACTTATCTGAACCTCTGTACCTGAAAAAGTCAGTTTGCATGATTTTTTGAATTGTTGCACCTGCTATGAAAACCCCCAAAACCCCGAGAATGATATAGGTCACGAAGTTCATCTAATTTTAGTCCAGAATTAAATACCAGTGGATCCGAAACCAGCCGCGCCGCGCTCAGTCACAAGCCCTGTGTTCTCCGATGGCACCTCCTTGACCTCAGGTGTGATGCACTGCTCCAGAATCAGCTGAGCGATACGGTACCCCGGACGAATGACGAATGGCTGGTTGACGTCCAGATTCTGAAGAACCACCTTGACCTCACCTGTGTAGTCGGGGTCGATGACACCCGCAAGAGTGTCGAGACCGTGCTTCACGGCCAGTCCGCTGCGAGGTGCAATGCGTCCATAAGTTCCTGACGGGAGATTGACCGTGATTCCCGTCGAGACGACCACGCGGCGACCAGGGAGTACGACGTAATTGTCAGTGCTGAACAGGTCATAGCCAACGGCACCTGGGGTTGAACGCGCAGGCAGAATTGCATGAGGTACCAGCTTAGTGACATTGAGTGCCATTGTAGTTTTAATGAGGTTGGTGGCTTTATGTGACTTAACGACGCGCCGCCATTGTGCGCATCAGAGGACCCATGGAGCCGATATAACTGCGCCCGCCGTACCAGTTGGCGCCAAGGGCACCTGACCGCTTCACGCTTGGTGACGTGCGACGCACACTCCGTTTGGGGGTGGGTGTCCGGCGCTTTGGGCTCGGGGACTTGCGCCGTGGCGCCGACTTGGGTTTGCGGGTAAAAAGGGCGCGGAGACCACGGAACATTTAAAGTAATAGAACATTTAAATTGGAAATGGCCGTAAAGTCCCTGCTGCTTGACATCGACGGCGTCCTCGTGCGTGACCGCCTCCTGCTCGAGCACGTCAAGGACAACTGTGTCAAATATGTAGCCTCGAAACTCCCAGAGGCGAAGAGCCCACGAGACGTGAACAAGCTTCTGTACCTGACGCACGGACACACGGCTCGTGGACTTCAAAAGGCTTTCCAGATTGACGCACGTGATTTCAACGAAAAGGTGTACGACAAGCGCCTCTTGGAGCACCTCGCCGAGGTCATTTACGGGACGGAGTTTCAGCTCGAAGCCAAGGAGATTCACGAGTTAACGAAGAAGGACTGGAAGGTGACGCTCTTCACGAATTCACCAATCGAATGGGCCGGTCCTGTGGCTCGTGCGATTAGTGATGAGATTTTCGTGGTTTGTGGCGTCGCCGATGGCCCTCTCAAGCCCGAGGCGGCAATGTACACACAGTTTCCGAAACACCTTACTCATATTTTCGTCGATGATTCTCTGAAGAATCTGAAAACGGCCAAACACTCGCCAAACTGGCACCCGGTTCTGTACAACGAGGGACCCAAGACGGACCGTCTCTGGTGCCCACAGGTTAGCTCCATTTGGGAGACGTGCCTTTTTGTAAATTCGGTCGACCAGTGGATCCATGATAACCACTTCAACTCGTAGAGTCTTTCTCAATCCGATACAATATGTACTCGAGATCCAAAAACAACATTTCCACGTTTTTCGTGATTATATTTTGATACGAAAACTTTGGATCGAGTTGTTTTGCAAGTCCTTCAAGGAGTGAATAGGTTCTGAGAATCACGAGGGTCGTAGGGTCCAATTCAACGGGAACCTTGGACGCCTTTTCACGAATCTCCGGTGAGTTTACCGTGAAAGACGTCAAATCGAGTGTATTCAGGTAATCAAAGTACTGTTTAACAAAAATCTTTGTCACCTCGCGATCGCGGACAGTCATTCCCATGAGGACCATGTTGTCCATGACCGCATCGACGTTGCTCGTCTGGACGCCATATACAAAGTCGCGTATCGCCGTCTTGTACTTGTCCGTCACCTTGATTATGTTCCCGAAATCGTACAGAACCAATGAATTTGATGAGAGTCCTAGGTTCCCCGTGTGAAGATCGCCGTGTATGACCCCTTCGTAAAGCAACTGCTCCAGAAACATATTGATAAGCCGTTCAGCCTTGAATGGCGCTCTAATACTCTTCGAGGGTGTATAGTCCATGACTATGACGTCCTGATTAGACAACTTGGAGTAGGGCCTGGGTATCTTCACGTCGTCCCGGTCCCGGTACATGTCCCTGAACAGGGCTATGTTCCTGATTTCCCTTTTAAAATCAAGCTCCGCCAAGAGACCCTGTTCAAACTCCTTGAGCCACGGCTTAACGGCTTCGAGCCCGAAATTGGGGATCAGGGACAAGAGGCTTGTACCGTTTCGTATCAGGTCTAGGTCTTCCTTAATCTGCGCCTCAATTCCAGGTCTCTTGAACTTCAGGACTATGTCCCGATTTTTTAGTTTTCCACGGTGAACTTGTGCTATGGAAGCTGATGCGATCGGAACCGGATCGACGTTTGTGATCTCTTTTGGAATTTTGTTCTGAAATTCAGAAAAATCAACTGGGGACACATTGTCCCTTAGGGGCGCCAAGTCTTTTGAGAATTCTTTACCAAAAATGTCTGGACGATTACTGATAAACTGTCCAACTTTGATATATGTTGGCCCAGCCCCATCAAGTGCTTTCCGGAGCCACTTGCCTCTATCGGCTGGTGGGACCATCTTGAGTCCGATTCCAATTTCAATGGGGCGGACTGAACGTGGTGACCACATCTTCCTCTATTAGGGTTTCCCTATTTTATTTACAAATTTAAGCACGGCTACAATTCCTCGAACTAGATACGCACACGCATGCCTGTAGCACATTACTCCTTGTCAACATTTTCGTCCTCGAGCTCGGGTTCGTCCTCAGCCTCGTCCTCGTCTCCACGCCACTTGTCGCCTCCAAAAAAGTCCTTGAGAAACTTTTGCTCCTCCTTGGCAGTCTTCTTCAGAGCCTCATGAAACACCTTGAACGAGTCCATGCGCTTAGACTCGGCCACGCGCCGGGCACGGGCCAGGCGCTTGGGCAGCTTGAAAACGGGCTGAGACTTGGGCTCAGGGGTGGCACAGGCTCGCACTAGAAGCATTAATATTATAATAGTTTTTATTTTTAAGCGATGGCGTGTTGTCGCGCGTCCCCAGACCCGCTATACGTCGTCCTACCCTATTTCAACTTTTGTGGCTTCAGGCGGCGCCGACAACTGTTTATCGAATTCGTACACAGAATTGCCAAGACTCCGGGAACCCGTCTTCTGATCTCTGAGGCACTGGGACCCGCCCCACTGCCCGAACTCCCAGTGTGGCGTCACCTAAAGCTCGAGACTACACACCCAGTGTGGATAAAGGAGAATCTGGTCAACCTGGGCGTCTCCGAGTTCCCAGAAGACTGGAAGTACATGGCGTGGGTCGACGCGGACCTGACATTTTTGAACAAAAATTGGGTCCAGGACACTTTGAGTGAACTCCGTGCGTACGATATCGTCCAGCTGTTTCACACGGCCGTGAATCTCGGGCCGACCGGCGAATCCCTGAAGATTGACAAGAGCTTCGGGTACATGCACAGGGACAGTGGAACGTCCTACACAAGAACAGACAAGTATGGCTTCTGGCACCCCGGGTACGCTTGGGCGTGTACACGAAAGGCTTTTGAAAAAATGAACGGTCTCATAGACTGGGCCATCCTGGGCTCAGGTGACCGCCATATGGCCCTCGCGTGGATAGGCCGCGTCAGCGACTCGGCACCCGGTACCATAAGTCCAAACTATAGGAACCTACTAAACGACTATCAAAGAGCATGTAGGGGTCTGGAGGTTTCATACGTCCCCGGGACTATACTTCACCATTGGCACGGCCGCTTCGAAGACCGACGATACAAAGAACGTTGGGAAATTTTGACCAAAAATAATTTTGACCCGTGCCTAGATATTTCAGTCACAAATTCTGGTGTGACGTGTCTGACCCGCAAGGGTCTGCGATTGGCGCAGGACCTTCAAGAATACTTCACGGGGCGCCGTGAAGACTCCTGAACTATTTCATCCGTCTAATATAAATGGCGAACTTGGCTATGGCCAAGAAACTCGTGCCGCACCTGAACCCAAAGTGGCCCATGCCCGTCAAGTTCCTGGGTGGCGGTGTCAATGGCCGTGTATATGAGACTAACGATGGCCGTCTTATGAAATTCATTTATAACCACGCACCTCAGGAGTACATGACCCTTCAGAAACTCCAGGGAACTTACGTGGTTCCTAGATTTAAGAAAGGGGATGGCGTAGTTAAGGGGCTGGATGCGGGCGCGTCAAAATCAGTTCGAAGGAACATGTTTCCATCGACGAATCAATCCAACTATCTTACAGCATTTGTGATGGGCCGCGCCGGTGGTTCACACGGTATGACCCTGACCAAGTACCTAGAGGCGTACCCATCCTATAATATGACCAATGTCCAGCACAGAGTCAAGTACCTGATTGAGCAAATGGCGCTGCGCGGAGTGTCACATGGTAACCTACACTCAAATAATATCATAGTGACAGCGACCCCTTCGGGTCGCATATCGGGTATGTGGGCTATAGACTTTGGGCGGTCTCATCGTTTAAAGGTTGGAAAAACTGAACGTGAAACAATGAAACGTCTTCCTCTCAACGAGATGCACACTACACACTCGACCTTTTCCCATCGCAAACACAAAAACGTCCCAGTCCGTGAAGGGTCTCGGGCCAACGTTCATATGATGGGTGTTCATTACAACCATCGTCTTTCACCCTCGTGGGAGCGCCGTATCGCCAATATCCGTAAGCAGGTCCGGGAGGAAATGAAGCAGTACAAGAGTCCGAGACGCAGCGCTCCAAAGGCCAAGTCCCTGAGCCTCAAGCGAAAGAGCGTCTCCGCAAGTTTGCGTCGGGGTCGAAGCGCGTCGCGTACCATGCCCTAGGCGCCTTGCCCTTCGTAACGAGCACATACTTGTAGACCCGCGCAACAGCCCACTGAGGCGCCGTGGCCCCTGGACGGCTCCCGCCCGTCTTCCACGCCTTCAGGCCTCTATTGTAGACCGTGTTGAGCGTCGAACGGCTTATTCCCGTACGACGCGCGATAGCCTCTTTATTGAATTTGAGACCTGGATAGGTCTTGTGAAATAACATCGTCCATTTAGACTTTTGTTTCGTCCCACCCTTGTTCGACCGTCCCAGCCGCAACTTGCTGTAGGGAACCCTGCGTCTTTTCAAAAGTTCCAATTCTCTTCTCAATTTCATGGAGTGACTCAGACCTGTAAAGTACCTCTCGGGCCAAGCGCGTCTGAGAGTCACATGACGGGGTCTCATTTAATTTATTGTAGGATAATAAATGTACAGCAACCGAAACAATGCAAACCTCATGGAGGAGCTCGAGGGTCGCCAAATGGCCCTCGCTACGGTGAACATGCCAGCGAGCTACAAAAATGTATACAAAGCCCAGATCGCAGGTCTCAAGCAGGAGCTGGCCCGTCGTTGGCGCGCCGCGGCGATGGCCAAGAACGAGCCTCGGCGTCAGGCTCGGGCAGCCAAGGTTATTCAGAAGGCTTTCAAAAACGTGTATTATACGCCCAATAACGGAACAGGACTGCGTGGTCGCGGCTACCGCATGGCCGTTGCTCGTATGCGCGGAAACAACACCTCTCAGATAGGCCCACGTGAACACATAACACGTGTTCTCAAAACCAAACTGAACAACCTCCGCCGTCAGACGAACCGCGGTGCGATGGTGAACATCTATAATAGCATGGAGCGCAAATGGAAGAAGGCTGGTGGCGTGTACGGTGCCAACGTCATGAACAACGCGCAGAAGATCATGTTCCGTGCAGGTCTCATTTAAAGCCGTGCCGTGTTATTTTACAAACTCAATGGGTTGGGGAATTTCCATCGACCAAGACGAGAATGGCTTCGTCTACTGCCAAGACGCCGACTTTGAGACGGGCCCAGAGGACTACGAAGGCTGTCCGCCGTGCAGTTATGACATGATCTACGAAGGTGTTGAGGATCATCACAGCGAGATTGATTGGGCCCGGGACGAGCAGGGCGTCGACTCGGCTCGGGCACAGGCGTGGGAAGCGTTCGCATGTGCCAAGGGGCGCTGGGACCGCCTAGATGACGCTGAGCAGTGGAAGATTCACGGGGAGTGGATGACTCAGAAACGCGCTGAAATCAAGGAGTGTGTGGTGGACAAGGAGGCGCGAAAGGCGAAGAACAAAGAAATTGCTAATTTCAATCATGCGCCGGTGGTGAAGCTCGAAGACGAAATCAAGGCTCTGGAAGCACAGTTGGCCCGGAAACGCGCCGAACACGCCGAGCTCCGCGCACCCCTCACGAAACTCGAGGCAGAGTACGCCAAAATCACACAACCCGACCGGACCAAAAAGGAGCTTCAGGAACTCGTGGAGCTCGAAAAGGCATGGGCTCGTGGGCGTTAATACACAACCAAAACCTTCTCACCAGTCTCTAGCGCGGCCCTCATCTTCGTCAGCGTCTTCTGTACAGAGACCTTCACGTCATCGAACGCCCCCTCCTTGAATTCCTCTTCAAAATTGTCCACATCGGTTTTATTCAAAACCATAGGTTTGTTGCGCCAAAACAGCACTTCAGTGAGGCCTGAATCGTAGGCCTCATTGAAGTCCTTGGGGGTCTTGAACGTTTTTTCCTGATAAAGGTTGTTGACCCATCCGACGACGTCGGGGTGGTCAAACTCACCGAGCTTGGTCTTCCACTGAGGCATCGCAAAGCCGATGAGCTTGCGCTTTGGCGCGTACTTCACGGGAAGGGTCGCAAACTTGAGCATTTTTGGGTGGAATTGAGCATGATTTTGGGAAACCCTGGGCCTCACAAGACACGTAAGTTTTTATATCTTCTAAAGCATAACGTACACGACTCAACTGCACAAGTGTCAATATGGAATTAACAAAAGTCACGTTGCGTATATAATTTTAGATGATGTTCTGCATGTGTATCTAGGTTCTCCAACCTTTAACGCGACACAGACCGTGTGAGTGGTTCGCGTATTTCTACTGTACAGCCTTTGGGTTCAAAGTCGTACTGCTTTTTAATAGCCTCACGGGTCCGAGTGTACTCGTGAGAGAGGTCAAACCAAAGAGCCTCTTTACACCGCTCGTGATCGATGACGCCGTTCACGGGTTGCATACAACTCGCGCACCACATTGCGTTATAAACGCGACACTCCTCTAAATAACTCAAGGGATTCCCGTGTACAAACGCGCGATACGCGGAGGCCATCCCCTCTTTATGAAGGTTTCATAATCTCCGTGTGGAATCTTGCCAGTGAAGGGAAACAAGCACATACTATTAAATATCAAAAGATTCAAAGAGCTCCTCAACAGGTGACTTTTTCGAGAGGCCATCGGGGCCCATCACCTCCTCAAACCACTTGCCGTGCGGTCCGCATCTCTTGGCGTCGTATCGCACGAGCTTGGCGAAATCGTGGTAAACCCTTCCTTTGCTCACAGCCACGATCGAACGGGCGCACGTCTTGTCACCGTGATTGTAATACAGGCAAACCTTACAGAGGGCTGACGGGCTCATTTGATGTTCATAAGGTTGTTGGCTCTAAGACCATATCTTCGAGTATAGCAATCTTGTTGCGCGTCAGCTCCTCGACTGTTTTCACGTCCAGCACGGCAAGGGCTTTTTTGGCAATCAAGACCTGTTCCAGAAGCTGAATATGCATGTGAGAAAATGCCTGATGTACGCTCTTTTGAATTTCAGTCTCGTCAACTCCACGAAGACGGCACTTATCTTCAAATTCACAAATCTTCATCTTATGGTTCTCGAGCCTCTTCCGGGCTTCCTCTAGGTTATTTTCGCACATTTCCCGATACTTTCCATAGTCCCATTTGTTTTGGGGAATACTTGCTGCATACTTTAGGGCTTCGTTGACTTTTGCAAGACGATCCATATACTTATTCACACGCGCGCCGTCTCTAAGACCCACGCCGCCCCGGAAGGCGGCCAAGGACCCTCGTTCGTCCGCCGCCACCTCGGATCCTTTGCGAAAATTCCATTAGATTCTTCATTCGCATCGACCCATAGAGGTTCTTTTACTTTTGAAATTACTTTATTGACAAGCTTGGTCGCAAGACCCTTGCGTTTTTCGGCGACGCAGAGATCCCCGAGGATCCATTTGTCACCCCATTTCTGAAGGGTGCACAAGGCCATGACCTTTGATCCTTCTCTAATCGTGTATAATCTGTCAAAGCATTTAGGATTCCAAATGCTTTCACCGATACCAAAGTTTTTACTAATAAGTTCGTCCATTGCTTTACAAACGCGACGCGCCTCTAAATACGTGCGTAACACTGATTTGCCCAGTGTCCCGCCCGTCCACATCTGTAGCAGTTCCCACCTCCGCTCGGGCGCCTACGCGACCCACACGAACGTTCATGACGTTCGGCCTGTTGGCGTGTGTCAAATTCTGAATCACAGTATTCGCACCCCCATACCTCTATAGTTCGCGCATAGCATTGACTCGCCCAGTGCCCTTGACGGTTACACTTGAAGCACACATCAGTCGTGCCGCGAATTTCACGCCGTAGAGATTCTATAGACTCTTCCGGGAGCTCAATCTGGGTATACGCACCCCCACGAACGTTATTAATTCCATACTTCTCCATATACTCCTTGGTCATCTTGTCCTCTTCGAACCGTGAAACGTTCTCACGGATTTCCGCTACTTTCAGGGGGCGATGTTCTCGCGTCCATGCGGCTCCAGAACCAGATAAATGGCTCTCGAGGCGCTGTTCTACATTATCGGATTTTCCTATATAGTATTTTCCATCGGCCAATTTTAGGGCGTAGACGTTCGTTGTCATTTATATCGCAAAAGCTTATTTCTCTAATACTCAAGGGGCTCAACAGGTTTATCACGAGAATCAATATTGCGTCTCAACAGCGCGAGCTCTACGGCTTTTACGGAAAGCCTACATTTTAATGAAATTTCATTAATATTCATTCCATTCGTGTAAAAGTTGGCAGCCATCTTGCGTTGACGAGAAAGGATGGCTCCCTGGGTTCGACGGTGTGAAACTGAAATTTCATCAAGTTTCAAACCAGCGGATAATTCTTCTAAAAGTTGCGCCTCTTCATCTGATGTCCATGCGCGTCCAGCCATTTTCTACTTATTTTACAAACGCGACACGCCTCTATATAGCTCGAGCGCCTCCCACGTGAAGACGCCCGGTAGTTCCCCGCAGATCCGGATAGCCTCTTCGCGCGTCTCCACGTAGACCAAGTTGGCGCTCCCGTATTTGAGTTCACGGATGACGTAGATCATTCTCGGCTAACTTTTACGGGCTCCACAGCCTTAACAGGAAACCACCAGTCAATAATCTCACCCATGCGAATCGCTAGATACATCAACGCCGAACTGACCCGCGCGGACATTTTGGTATGGCGGTCGATTACAACGTTCCATGCCATAACCTTCAAGTCCGGGTTAGTTTCACGAGCACAGTACATTTTGTAATAAAATTAAACTCGGCCTTAACTGACATACTTGGACTCTTCGATGACCCGGTCAACCTTCTTGAGGCGTCGTTCCAGGCACCCCAAAAGGACAAAAGTGTACATTGCTACAATCCCCGTAAGAATCACGAGACCTTTCATGTCAGCCGTTTCCATTCATTAAAGGGGCCGAGAGCTCCTTAACTAATGAACATCTACGCCAAGGCTCTGGCCGTCATCTTGGGTTCACACGTCGTGAGATGGGCGGCTGAGTACGCCTATTTCACGCAGTGTGCTGGTTTTTGGACTTCAATTTTCGCATGGAATTCGCCAACGTGCAGGGGCCTTCGATGGGCGGCCGACTCGGTCATGACCAACGTTGTCGCGATCATCACCGGTCATGCGACGAAGCTCATTGGGATTTGAGTTCCTGTACCTCAACGACGAGTTGTTGACCGCCGGGCGCCTGATGGAGAGCGCCGTCGGGTCGTTCCCCCGTTCACAGCAGAGCGCACAAGTCTCCACTGTGCCGCCGTCATGTATACACCACCCTGAGGGGGACGGAGGTTGCGAGCAGCCGTGGCGGGCATCGTACGCGCCATTCTCCGGGCGCGATTTGCAGGAGTCCAATTCGGGCTACGAGTCGGAGTCGTACGATGAATTATCGTGTTACGCGGCGAACGACGACGTGGCGATGGCATTACTATTAACATGTAAAAATATTTCGTTCGTTGAATGGAATCCCGTTGAACCGGGTAGTAGCTGCTGACGTGTAAGCCCCCATGCGTGGCCAGACGATCCAGTCACCCTCCTGGAGACTTTCGGGCAACGAAATTTGTTTCGAAATTATGTCACCCCCATCACACGTGGAGCCGAAGAGAGTCCTTGGGACTCTCCGTCCTTCAATTTCGTTTCCAAATTTGTCGAGGAAAAATCCTGGTAAAGGTTCGGCATGGTCAAAAAGTACGCAGTTGAAAGCCCCATATAAAGACTCTGAAATCGTCACGCCTCCCCCCTTGACCCCCATGACCGGTGTCACGAGGGTGGCCATGTGCTCGACCATGTACCTTCCGGGCTCGGCTATGAAAATGAATTTTGGATCTAAATTGGAAATAGTTTCATTGATCTGCTCAGGTACCGGACCGAGGTCAAAGACGTTGGTCGATGAGAACCCTCCCCCGATGTCTATTATTTTTGGATCAAAATTGAAATTTTTGGAAAGCTCGACAGCCTCCATGGCCAACATAATTCCATTCTTAAATGCCGATGGGTTCTTGGCCATCGACCCCACATGGAAGGAAATTCCTACAAGGGCCAAACCTAGGGTCTGGCACCGGGCCATGAGGGTGGACCATTCATGTTTTTCGGCTCCGTATTTTATTCCTAAATTGCAACGAGCCTCTGGGTCGTCGGCCCGGATACGGAGGACGACCTGGTGCCATCCCCCCTCCGCGAGTTTTTCCAATTCACACTCGGAATCGAAGGTGGTCAATTTTATATTTAAATTCTTTGCGTGTGCAATCTCTTGGCGGCGTTTGCACGGGTTCGCATAGATGATCCGTTCTTGCTCGACGCCCATTCCTAACACGAGATCAATCTCGGCCGGACTTGCGCAATCGAACGAAGAACCCAAGTTC